GAGGAATGCTATGAGAGACCTTTTATCTAAGTTAGACGCTATTGTAAGCGAAACAGAATTAAGAAATCCTGAAGACCTTCAGGCCAAACGCAAAGCCCTGGCGGATCTTGAAAAAGATCCTGTGGCCAGCGACGACCCAGAAATCAGCAGTGCAATTACACAAAGAAAATTAGATCTTGAAAAAGAGGCCAAAGCCAAAGGATTTTCAGAATCATTTGAAGTAGGCGACGAGTTTGGTATTAGTTTTTCTGAAGATCACGAAATTGCCACTACTATTGTAGATATCCTAGAAGACGGTATTGTAATTGAACTAGATGACACTGCATTAGATATGCTAACCAATGAAGGACTAGAATTCTTTGAAGGTGAACTAGTAGAAGACAAACAAAAAGGTGTCGATGGCAAAGCCTGTTGGAAGGGCTACAAGCGTATGGGCACTAAACAGAAAGGTGGTAAGACTGTAGACAACTGCGTTAAGATGGAAGACCATGGCCCTGAGAATCCAGAAGCACCTGTAAACTACGGCGAATATGATCGCGAAGGCGACATGGCCAAAGACGATTTACGCACCATCGACGACGCTGCTGAAGAACTGTACAGTATCCTACGAGCAGACGACAATCTTCCAGAATGGGTGCAAAGCAAGATTACCAAAGCTGTGGACTACATCGACACAGCTCGTGATTACATGAAAGCACAGAAGTACGAAGAAGATACGCAGACCGACGAAGCCAAATATCAAGGTCGTGAAGTGCCATTGGGTAAAAAGATGGCTGGCGATGTAAAGAAATCTAAAGTATATGTACGCAAGCCTAATGGTAACATTGTCAAAGTAAACTTTGGTGACAAGAAAATGCGTATCAAAAAATCCAATCCAGCACGTAGAAAATCATTCCGTGCTAGACATAATTGTGCTAATCCAGGTCCTCGCCACAAAGCTAGATACTGGTCTTGCCGGAGCTGGTAATGTTATTAAAAGAAATGTTCAGTGCCATTGGAGCACCCAAAGACGATCAACAAGAAATTGATTGGCTGGATGATTTAAAATTTTTCATCGACAACGATTCAAAAATGCTGGACCAGTATTTTTTCCCTGCGGTGAAACGTCATCGTGAGCACCGAGGCAATCCCAATGTATTCAAAGTCTACATCCGACCATTAGAACAGTGCATGGGTCATTATTGCGACAAATACGACATTGATGACTCAGAACAAAAGTTTCCAAAAGACAAGCTCATAGACTTGGCTAAACGAATTGCTGAAGAACAAGAAAAACACATAGAAAAAGGCGACTACGATTAATGTTGTTAAATGAATTATTCGAAGACGGAACCAAACATGTGACATTTTGCTTTGGCAGAATGAATCCGCCTACCATTGGACACAAGCAAGTGCTTGAGACTATGGAAAAACAAGGCGGAGATATGAAAGTTTTTGTCAGTCAAAGTCAAGATAAAAAGAAAAATCCACTAGACTACAGCACTAAGATAAAGTTTATCAAGGAAATGTTTCCTCAATATGCTAAGGATGTTGTAGAGAATGCAGCACTAAACACTATCGGTAAAGTAGCCAGCTATCTACATGAACAAGGATACAACGCAGTAACATTCGTAGCAGGTTCAGATCGACTAGAAGATATGAAAAATCTTCTCACACAGTACAATGGCGTAGAAGGCAAGGCGCACGGGTTCTATAAATTTGATGTTATTGATTTTGCCAGCAGCGGAGACCGTGAAGATGGTGCTGAAGGTGTAGCAGGAGTCAGTGCCAGCGGCGCTCGATCAGCTGCTGCCAACAATGACTTTGAAGGTTTCCAAGAAGCCACAGGAGCAGGCGAACTTTCTAAACCTTTGTTTGCTGCGGTGCGTAAAGGCATGGGTATCAACGAAAGCATAGAAGAAGCAGGATTTTTAAGTTTCCTTAAAAGCGAGCCACCAAAGAAAAAATGGAATCAAAGCAAAGATTCGAGAGTCATTAGCAATAAAAGAGGCGATGACGATGCATGGATTAAATTGCTGTTAGATAAACATCGCAGAGGGATTGAACTTACTGATCGAGAATGGAATTCTATACAGCAATGGAAACTTAAAAAATCAATGTCAGGTGAAGGTGTAACCGAAGCTCCTATCGAGATGGATCCAGCAGATCCCATGGATCCAATGATTCACAGTCACGACAAAGCTAACCCTGCTAAATTAAAATATCGCATGCTACGTGCTGCTGGTCAATTAAAAGATCTTGCTGCTCGTGCTGAAAATGCCAGCCCAGGCGAGTGGCAACTAATGGCTCGCCAGTTTGAAGAGTTAAAAATGAATATGGAACAGATTCGCCATGCTCTTGAAGAACTAGGTAAACTAAGAAGCAAAGGCGGAATTAAATCAAGAGGTATAGATAAAAACTTATCATGAAAGCCAAAGAATTTATACCAGCCAGCAAGCCTAGAAACTTTGTAGTCAAGAATCAAAAGACCGCAGGTGCTGGCGCACACAAAGATAAAAAGCGAGCTGCCAAGCAAGGCGATGTCAAGCATAAAAAACAAGATGTAGATGAAGATATAAGTCGTAGAGGATTCTTGAGAGGAATCGGAGCAGCAGCAGCTGGCATTGGAGCAGCTAGTACGGCACAGGCCCAAATTTCAGGCGAAGACACTCTTCCAGATATTGTTGCTCATGTAACTTTTAAAATTGATGGTAAAACTATTACAAAAGATATTAATCTAGGAACAGCATATAAATCTCCAGGTCAGGCCGGAGACGCTCTTGCAAAATTCTTAAAGTCCAAAGGCATTAAATATTACGATTACAGTCTTGAGCGTGTAAAACCCAAAGACAAAGACTATCTAGATAAAGCTCCGTATACCGACAGTGGCAAAGCTCACGGCCAAATAGATACTGGACCTGCTGTTGATACAAAATCTAAAAACGATTACATGTCTAAAGACTAATATAAGGAATATATGATAGAAATTACAGAATCGGCAAAAAACAAAGTAGTAGATCTACTCATGGAAGAAAACAACCCCAACCTCATGCTGAGAACATTTGTGCAAGGTGGAGGCTGTAGTGGATTCAGCTATGGCTTTACATTTGACGAAATCAAAAATGAAGATGATTTTGAATTTCCGCTAGGAACAGAATACAAAGTGGTCATTGATGCTATGAGCATGCAGTATCTCACTGGGGCAGCAATAGACTACAAAGAAGATATCACAGGCAGTCAGTTTGTGATTACCAATCCCAATGCTCAATCAACCTGCGGTTGTGGAAGTTCATTTTCAGTATGAAACAATATAAAATTACCAGCGATAACATTTTACAAAATAGTGATGACGATTGCTATATCTCTCCAGATGATCCCATACACGAATTAAAAATTGCACACAACATGGGCGGGCTAGGTTCTGCAGAAAAATTAGCAAATTACAATGCCATGAAAGCCTATAACAAATACACAGTTTATCCAGAAGATGACGGCACCGATCGTCCTAGGAATCCTTATTCACAATCATGAGAGCAAGTGAATTTGTTGTTGAAAAGAAAAGAAGAAAACGCAGACCGCGTTGGGCTGCTTACGGTCCAGGTCCTTACGGAGGCTACGGATACGACACAGGATATAGTGGAGACGGCGGCGGCGAAGGTGGTGGTGAAAGCATTGAGCATGAAAACTTTGCCGATGGTAAGAATCCTCAGGACAAAGGTGATTCAAAACGCCATGGTATTAACACCAAAGCATCAGTAAGCAGTCTACGTAAAACTGCTAAACAAGGCGGGCGCAAAGGGCAACTAGCACATTGGCTAGCTAACATGAAAGCAGGCCGTGCTAAGAAGAATAAATAACAGTATGAAAATATGTGAAATTTTAGAATCAGCAACAGCAGGCGCTACCAGTGCTGGTAACGTAGCTATAGGTGCTGTATACAAAAATAAACCCGGAAAAACAGCAAAAAACAAGGACGGAACCGCAAAAAACGCATTAGACCTCAAAGGAACTAATCTGTTAACTGGTGGGTCTTTAGTAAAAAGATAAATACATAATACACTTTTAGGAATGTGAACATGGACTTCAAATCGTTAATCAGCAAAATAGAAAGTATTGATGGTAAAATCAATACTCCAAAAGCACCAGAGCTGCCAAAATCTGTGCAATTAAATGAAGATGCACAACTGCGTGTTCTAAGTGGGCGTACCACTTACGTTGCTGAAGCTAAAAAGAAAGCTGAAGAAGACGTCAAAGAAGCGGACGACATGAAAGTAGGCGATAAGAAAAATATCGCTACTGGCACCGTTGAAAAAACAAAAACAGGCATTGTTCACAAGAGCAGCAAGGCCTATGGTGGCAGTGAAGAAAAAGAAGCTGATGACGAAGATGACAAGCCAAAGAAGAAAGCCAAGAAAGAAAGTGTAGAACCCGAATTCAAAAGCAAGTTCATGAAGATGGTTGAAGCCAAGAAAGAAGAAGCTGCTGATAAGAAAAAGAAAATGGCTAAGAAAGAAAAGATGGCAGAAGGATCTAAGCCAGACTTCCTAGACGTTGACAAAGACGGCGACAAGAAAGAGCCAATGAAAAAAGCTGCTGCTGACAAGGGCGATGACAAGCCAGCTGGCAAGAAAGGCATGAGCGACAAGCAGGCCAAATTCTTTGGCAAGAAAACTGAAAGCGCAATGATGCCTAAAGGGAAAAAGCGTCCAGTTAAAGAAAGCGTAGAAACAAAATTAAGTTTCAAACAAATGGTACAACTGGTACAAGAAAGTGGCGGTCAACAACAGATTGATCCTGTAGACAAAGCTCTGTTTACCTGGGCAGAACGTGTAGCTCGTAACAAACTAGGCGAAGGCATGAAAGCTGACTTATATGCAGGTTTAGTATACGAGCGCAACGGCGGTGTGTTTGAAATGTACGACGTACTCAGCGAGTCAAAAAAAAAAATAGTTGAAGGAAGAGTGCAATTAGACGAAGGCATGATGGACAAAGTTAAAAGTCTGTTGATGTCTAAACTAGCGCCAAAACTTTCAGATCAAGAAAAAGATAAAATGGCAGATGCTGCTAGACAAGTTTTAGGTAAAGACCGTGCAGATAAAAGCGATTTTACATTAGCAAATATCAAAGCAGTGGCCAAGGCACTAGGTGCTAAACCAGAAGCTGCTGCAGAATCCATTGAAGAAGGTCCAGTTGGTGACTTCTTTGGTCAAAAGAAAGTAGATCCAAAAAGCGGTATGGGAACTATCGGCGGAATCGACGCATACCATCCAGATGCAACCTTAGGTGAAAAACTTGGAAGTCTAACTGGCATATTGGGCGGTGCTGCTGCAACGATCGCAGGAATATTCGGTGGACCAGCTTGGTTAATTATTCCAGGCGTACTAGCAATTATGTTCATGAGTCAAATTGGAATGTCCAAAGACGGATCTAGTTAAATAGATCTATCGTTTGGTAATATGAAGCCAGTCATAGGTTGACTGGCTTTTTTTATGACTATATAATAGTCTTATAGGAGAGAACAAATGTCAAAAATGTATGGGCCGGAAGAAAAAGCCAAACTTGAAAGATTGATCAACGAAGGATCTAATGTGCTTCGTGAAGTTGAGGATCTTAATGAAGGTCTCAAAGAAACTGTTAAAGCTGTGGCAGAAGAATTACAAATCAAACCCAGCTGGATCAACAAAGCCATACGCATCGCACACAAAGACAATTGGAAAGATCACGAGGCGGAGTGGAGTGAGATTGAAATGATTCTTGGTGTTACTAAAAAACTTCCTGAATGAATGAACTATTAAAACCTACGTTTGATTGGATTCAACATGATTATAGAAGCAATCGCTTTCGCTTTGCTGTCGAGCTTATTGCTTGGGCTGTCAGCATCGGCTGTAGCATTACTATGGCGCTCACCGTACCCAACCCTCCGTTGCTCATCCTTTATCCTATTTGGATTAGCGGCTGTGCTATGTATGCTTGGGCTGCTTATACTAGGAAATCATTTGGCATGCTGGCTAACTACATCTTGCTGACCGCGATTGATACGTTCGGCCTAGCAAGAATGCTAATTAATTAAATAAAGTAAGAAGGTAGGCGGGCCATAAACCGCACAACTGGTATTTGCAAGCCTAAAATTGCATAGGAGAACAAATGAGTTTCGTGGACGCATACTACGATCGCGACAATGACATGATACGTGTTGTTGAGCGCGATGACAAAGGGCAGAGGCATTTCAAAGATTATCCTGCCAAGCATATATTCTATTACAACGACCCTAAAGGCAAGTTCCAATCTATCAAGGGCGAACCCTTAAGCAGAGTCAGTTCAAAGAATGTCAAAGAACATCGCAAAGAACTTGCCATACATTCAAACAAACGACTCTATGAGTCAGATATCAATCCCATCTATCGATGTCTAGAAGATCATTATCTCAATCAAGATGCTCCTAAACTAAATGTAGCATTTTTTGACATTGAGGTAGACTTCGATCCAGAACGTGGCTATGCGAGTCCAGATGATCCGTTTATGCCAATTACTGCCATTGCTGTGTATCTTCAATGGATGCAGACTATGGTATGTTTGGCTATTCCTCCTAAGACGTTGAGTATGGAAGAAGCAACTAGAGCAGTCGCAGAATTTCCCAACACAATGCTGTTTGATAACGAAGCAGACATGTTGAATACATTCTTGGATCTAATACAAGAGTCAGATGTATTGAGTGGTTGGAATTCAGAGGGCTTTGATATTCCATATACTGTTAATCGTGTTACCAAAGTTCTCAGCAAAGAAGATACTAGACGGTTTTGTCTGTGGAATTGTTTGCCTAAGAAACGCGAGTATGAAAAGTTTGGTAAAACTGCTACCACTTATGATTTCATAGGCCGTGTTCATATTGATAGTCTAGAATTATATCGCAAGTACACATACGAAGAACGTCATACATATCGATTGGATGCTATTGCTGAATACGAATTAGGTGAGCGTAAAACACAATATGAAGGCACGTTGGATCAATTGTACAACAATGACTTCAAAACATTCATCGAATACAACATCAATGACTGCATGCTTCTTGAAAAACTTGATAGAAAATTAAAATTTATCGACCTAGCCAATACAATTGCACACGAAAACACAGTGCTGTTGGCAACCACAATGGGTGCAGTAGCCGTGACTGAACAAGCTATCATCAACGAAGCGCATCGCAGAGGCATGATAGTTCCTAATCGTAAAAAGATGGAAGAGCACGGAGACACACAGGCTGCGGGTGCATACGTTGCATATCCTAAGAAAGGTATACATGAATGGATTGGCAGTTTAGACATCAACAGTTTGTATCCATCGGCCATTCGTGCGTTGAACATGGGTCCAGAAACCATTGTTGGACAGTTGCGGCAGGATGGAACCAAAGATTACATTGCTGCAGAAATGGCTAAAGGAAAGTCATTTGCGTCAGCTTGGGAAGGCATCTTTGGTAGTCTTGAGTATTCTGCCGTGATGAATCGAGAAATTGGTCGTGAAGTCACTGTTGATTGGGAAGGTGGCGGTTCTGATACACTGAGTGCGGCACAGGCCTATGATCTTATATTTGACAGCAATCAGCCCTGGATGGTTAGTGCCAACGGTACCATATTCACTTACGAAACTGAAGGAGTGATATCAGGACTATTGGCTCGTTGGTACAAAGAACGTAAAGAAATGCAGGCCAAGCTCAAAGAATGTATCCAAGCAGGCAACAAAATCGAAGAAGAATACTGGGACAAGCGACAATTGGTCAAGAAGATTTTGTTAAACAGTCTTTATGGTGCGATTTTAAATCCGGGCTGTAGATTCTTTGATAATAGAATCGGACAGTCAACCACCCTAACTGGTCGACAAATTGCCAAACACATGGCATCTAAGGTTAATGAAATTATCACCGGAGAGTATGACCACGTTGGTCGAGCAGTGATCTACGGTGACACAGACTCTTGTTATTTTTCAGCATATGCTACCCTGAAAAAAGACATTGAGAAAGGATTGATTCCCTGGAATAGAGAATCAGTGATTGAACTTTATGATACCATAGGAGAAACTGTGAATGGCACATTCGTCAAATTCATGCAGGACGCATTTCATGTCCCTAGAACCAGAGCTGAAGTCATCAAAGCAGGTCGCGAGATTGTTGCTTCCAAAGGACTGTTCATCACCAAAAAGCGATATGCAGTGCTCTACTACGACAAAGAAGGCAAGAGATCAGACACTGAAGGCAAACCAGGCAAGATCAAAGCCATGGGCCTTGACCTCAAGCGTTCAGATACCCCGGTTGTTATACAAGACTTCTTGAGTGAAGTACTAACTAAAACATTAACTGGTGTGACCAAAGAAGAGATATTGCAATATATCACTGATTTCCGCACAGAGTTTAAAACTCGACCAGGTTGGGAGAAAGGTTCACCCAAACGTGCCAATAATATCACAGAATACGCTAGTAAAGAAAAGAAAGCAGGTAAGACTAACATGCCAGGACACGTTCGTGCTAGTTTGAACTGGAATACTTTGAAGCGTATGATGGACGACAAGTACTCCATGCAGATTGTAGATGGCATGAAAGTAATTGTGTGCAAGATCAAAGACAATCCTATGGGGCATACTTCTGTAGCCTATCCTGTGGATGAACTGAGATTGCCGCAGTGGTTCAAAGATCTGCCTTTCAATGATGCAGAAATGGAAACCACAGTCATTGATGAGAAGTTAGGAAACCTTATTGGTGTTCTAGAATGGGACATCAGTTCAACAAGGTCGGACAATACATTCGCAAAACTATTCGATTTTGAGTGATTGCTAGGTTGCTTTTTACTCAAGATCTAAATATAATCTTAATATACAGGAGAATTCTTAATGAAAGATATACTACAAGACATCGTTAGCCATACGCAGAATCTAGGCTTCTTGACCACAGTCAAAGTTACTGGTACAGATAAAGGCACAACTATTAACTCAATGGCTGATGACCGTTCAGTTATCATGGAGGCAGAAACTGCTAATCCATATCCAGATATGATTGGTGTGTTTGGTATGCCGCAACTGAACAAGTTGAAATATCTGCTAGAGGGTGCAGAGTACAAAGAAGGTGCAAAGATTAGTATTACCACAGCAGAACGCAACGGTGAAACTTTGCCCGTGGGCCTGCACTTTGAAAACAAAGACAGCGACTTCAAGAACGACTATCGCTTTATGAATCAAGAAATCATTAACGAAAAGATGAAGACCGTGAAGTTCCGTGGCGTCAAGTGGGACGTTGAGATTGAACCTTCTGTGACTTCTGTGATACGTTTCAACTTCCAAGCAGGTGCTAATTCAGAGCATCCTACATTCCTTGCAAAAACTGAAGGCGGTAATCTTAAATTTACATTCGGTGATGCAAGCACACACGGTGGTGAATTTGTATTTGCACAGAATGTTGCAGGCAAACTAGATCGCGGTTGGACTTGGCCGGTGCTGCCAATCTTGAGCATACTTAAGATTGCAGATACCAACACCACAAAGATGAGTTTGTCAAACGAAGGTGCTATTCAAATTACTTTAGATAGCGGACTTGCCATTTACAAATATATTATTCCAGCACAAGCTGCCTAAATATGATTAAAGGTCTACAAGGCGTCACAGGTATTACGGTTAGTGGTGGCAACACCGCTCTACCGTATGTTGGTCCAAACCCAAACAACCCTATGACAGGTATGCTACGTGTACACAACACAGAGCTAGAAGTGTTTAACGGTAGCGTTTGGCAAACGCTATCTACTAGCTATGCTACTGTGGGCCTAGATCAAGATGTACTCGATCTAGTACAATGGGCACGTAAAAAGCGCGATGAAGAATCAAAATGGTATGCTCTTGCATCATCTAATGAAGCAGTCCGCATAGCACTAGATCATCTAGAACAGGCAAAAACAAGATTAGAACTTACAGCAATTTTAGCGAGAGAATATGAAACCACCAGTTAACTTAACACCATTACAAAAGGACTATGCAGTATATCTGCCGGCAATTAGTTCTTTCTATTCCACCTATGTTGCAAAACAGCGACTAGAAGAGTTTGTATCAAAGGATCGCATTCCTGCAGGATTTGATCAAGGAATCGAAGGAATGAACTTTCTTAATCCGGACCAAGGATACTTTACCTACAAGTATGCTCTGTATTCAGCAGGTCATGCTCAACTTGATGTTATCAAAGCACAAGATCAGGAATCAATGATACAGCAGCGTGATCGCGGTCAAACAATGATCTTAGGTGACTCCGGGGGTTACCAGATCGGTAAAGGTGTTCTTAAATTTGATTGGTTGAACTTTGAAGGTGTAGAAGCCACTAAGACACGTCAAAAGATTCTTGAATGGCTAGAAGCAACTGCCGATTGGTCAATGATGTTAGACGTGCCTACGTGGGCCTGTGATCACATTCATTCACCAAAGACTGGTTTAAAAACATTTGAAGACTGTTTAGAAAAGACTCGTTACAATAACAAGTATTTTCTAGATAATCGGTTGGGAGCTACCAAGTGGCTTAATGTACTGCAAGGCGGCGATTGGGATACTGCGGAAAAATGGTATCGTGGTGTTGTAGAGTTCAGCGATCCTAACGGACCTTTTGCAGGAAAAGAAGCAGAAGGATGGGCGTTCGGTGGTGCTAATATGTGTAAGATGGATATTACACTCAAACGTCTAATGACCATGCGTGACGAAGGCATGCTCACAGGTAAGAACTGGATTCACTTCTTGGGTACCGCACAATTAGATTGGAGTTGTTACCTAACACAGATTCAACGTCAGATCCGTAAACATATCAATCCAGAACTCACAATCAGCTTTGACTGTGCAAGCCCGTTCATTGCTACTGCTCACGGACTTGTTTATACAAATGCACAACACACCAACAAGCGTTGGTCAGTGATCATGGACAAGGCTCCGGATAATAAAGCACTTTCAGGACGATTTGATATTCCGTTTCCGTTTGAAAGTGAGTTTGCAAGTCGTTTGACCATGGGCGATATTGCATATTACAATTACGGTGTTCGTAAGACAGATGAAGAACTTGGCGATGTCAAGTTTAATCACTTAAATCCAGAACACTATCACGAAGTTCCGAGACTTAATAAACTAGGTAAGATTCCAAACAAGACCAGTTGGGATAGTTTCAGTTACGCACTAATGATGGGGCATAATGTCGAATGTCATATCAAAGCTGTACAACGTGCTCAACAGTTAATGGACATTGAATGTGCTAGATTTACTCCAGACTGGCGTATGAAGAGTATCGAAGGCAAGAAAGAAATCGAATTCAGTGATTGGGTTCCAAACAAAATTCTTTACTTTGGTACGTTTGTTGAAGAACTATTCAATACTAAAACCAAAGCAGAAGCGTTTGATATGATTGAAACTGGTGCGCAGTTCTTGAAATCACTAGAAGGTTCACGTTTACAAGGTGGTCCTGCTGCTAACACATTTGGTAACTTGTTTGATTTCGATGATGGTAAGAAAGCAGGTGAAATTGATTTTGCAAATCCAGACGATGATGAATTAAACAGTTTGGTTGTAGAATAAGGAGTCAATATGTATCAAAATAGAATCAAGCATCTAGAAGAAGCACACCGTGCTTTGGACAAACAGATAGACAGCATGGAGAAAACTGGCATCTATGATGATCTAAAAATAGACGAAATGAAGAAACAGAGGTTGCGTTTAAAGGACGATATTGTTATACTTAAACACAAGCACGAAGCAGTGATGCGAGAAGCACAGGCAGAACAAGAAGCAAGAAGAAACGGATGGGAACTATGAAATGTGATACATGCGGTCAAGAGGTTTCAATCAACTGTGATTGGCATCAAGGTCGGTGTCCTCATAGAACTCCTTTACTAACTGATTATCATTTTAGATATCTCAATCTATTCAACTCAATCAAAAACTGGTTTAAACGATGAAAAGAAATTACGATTCAGGCGTTCAAGATAGCATCACATTTTTTACAGGTATAGAGATTGAACGTACTCCTGCCTACGGAATGAAAACATTGTTTGTTGTAGGTGTACACGATCCATATACCATCATGGAACTGGCTAGCAAGTACGAATGTGAACATATCTACTTTGGTGCTAATCAAAGTTTTAAAACGCTAGGCATCAATGATGCCGAAACGTGGCGGCCGTGGGAAAATATGATCTACGTATGTCTAGACAGCGAACACGAATTCTGGTGTACACTAGACTTTGATGTCCGTGAAACGGAAGGATTACTTGAAAGCGGACTTACCGAGAAACGTAGATTTATTCCGCAGATCAGTGTAAAATTGCCTTATCTAAATCAACTAGGCTATAATGCTACATTAAAGATAGATGACAAAGATTTTTCAGCAACCAATCCTGGCGTGTGGTGTCATAACCTACAGGACCTTCTGGGAAGAGATCGCTTCACAGATTGGGATCAATATGGCAAAGATGAGATCATCAAATGAGTGGTGGATACGCAGCAGCATCGCAAGCAAAGTCTAGAAGAATTCCAAGAATCACCCACTCTAATCGACTAGGCCGTGCAATACCAATTCAAACAACCAAATCAAGTAAAATGAAAATGTCAATTAAACAACGAATACGCAGCTGGCTAATGAATGACGACGACACCCCCGACCCGTATTCTATTGAAGATGAAAATGGTCCGGACTTGAATTCTCAATCATTCCGCTTAAACATCTATGGTGCTAGCGGTGGTACTATAATTGAAACTACCAAGTATGATCGAAAAAGTGATGAGAATCGACACAGTCTGCATATTGTCACTGAAGATAAAGACCTAGGTCAAGAATTAGCAAAAATTATAACCATGGAACAACTAAGATGATTATTAGACAAGATCAAAGACCTAACAAAATGATTTGGGTTACCTTTCGCAAAGAAGGCATGCATCGTTATCCAGCAGCCGCTACAGATCCCGCACTGGCTACCGGTGATGAATATGACGTTTCATTTCTAGCCAACGAGCATCGTCATATTTTTCACTTCCGTGTTTGGATTGGCGTTACTCATAACGATCGCGACATTGAGTTTATTCAATTTAAACGATGGTTGGAAAATCTATACAAAGATGCTATACTAAGTTTAGATCATAAAAGTTGTGAAATGATGTCAGACGATTTGTATGACATCATTAACAAGAAGTATCCAGGCCGTGAGGTTTGGATTGAGGTCTCCGAAGACGGAGAAAATGGTTCATTCATCAAATACTAAAAGGAATACAGATGAAAAACT